CATTTTGCCGGGTGATAATTTTTATCGCGCTTAAGTCTGGCCGCGCAACCGTAATCCCGGTAACGGTAATGCTTGGTGTGCGTACCGTCCGGCTTTTTAGTGTAACGCTCATACATTTTGCCGACGTATCGGTTTCCGCACCTTCCGCAAATCAGAAGTCCGGTTAACAAATAGGGCGAGCTGTCCGAAAGCCGTTTAGTACGGTTTCTGTCAACTTGCGCCTGCGCCTGGAGAAAAAGCTCGTAAGAAATAATCGCTTCGAAATTAGTCCCTTTTGTAAGTTCTCCGCCGCGGTAACGGAAATAGCCGGCGTACAGCGGCCTTTCGATTATAGGCTTGCAGCACATTTGATTGTTGAAATATTTAACGTCCGGATAGGCTTCGCGGCAATAATCGTATAGCTTTCTGAAGGTATATCCGTGATTAACGTATAAATCGAATATCTTGCGTATAATCTCGGCTTCGGATTCCTCAATGAGGAGACGGTCGTTTTTCTTATCGTGCCGGTATCCGAAAGGGCAGCGCGTTCCGGGACATGTATATTTGCCGTCTTTGGCCCTTGCGATTTTGCCCATTTCCATGCGCTCTACAATAGTTTCGCGCTCAAGTTCGGCAAAAGTAGCCATCATTTTTAATGCCGCGCGGCCGAAAGGAGAGGCTAGATCGAAGTTTTCCGAAAGCGAATAAAGAGTTACGTTACATTTATCAAAGGTTTCGACAAGTTCTAATACGTCCTTGACATGGCGTGAAAGACGGTCAAGCTTATATACCAGCACGGTATTTATCTTGCCGTGCTGAATATCGTTCAGCATTCGCTCCATATTCGGGCGTAATAAATCTTTGCCGGAAAAGCCCTCGTCGGAATACGTATCGACGACAGCATACCCTTGCGCACTTGCGTAGTGCAGTAATTTATCCTTTTGCTCGCCTATGGAATATCCGTCGGTCGCTTGTTCCATCGTGCTTGCGTTAAACGCGAACATAGAGTGCGGCTCTAATGTTCGACATAGGGCATCACCTCCTTTTTGTGGCGCAACATTGTAGCGTAGCAGTTAACACATAAGCCATTGCCTTTATGTTTAACTGTAGTTGAACCACAGTTAATGCAACATTCATATTTTTTACTCCATGCCCCATTTAAAACATTTATATGTTTTTTTTCTCGTATTGTATCATGTAAAGCCGCATGTTCATTATTTGTCATGAGTTGCAAATTTTCTATGCGATTATCAGTTTTAATTTCATTTTTATGGTGGACGATTTCATTAGGCAATAAATATCGTCCGATATGTTTTTCCATAACTAAAATATGTTCGTAAACATATTTCCTTGATTTGGCTCTTGGGTGTTCTGGGCAATAAACTTCTATGTAGCCATTATTACACACATGCTTACCGCCCTGCCATCGTGGGTGACGTTCCTTTTGTGTAGCTATGGATTTAGCAAAGGCTGTTTCTCGTAAAGGAATATTATATCGCTTAAAATATTTCTTAAAGCTTTAGCGCATACATTTAACCTTCTACCTATTTCGTTTAACGATAATTCACTGTTGATATATAAATCAGTTATATAATTTTTGAAATCATCATCAGACATATTTTGCTTAGTTTTATTGGCAATGCGCTCATTGTGATTTGTTGATATGCCATAGGATTGCAAAATTTTACTTGCAGTAATAGTTGATTTTATACCGAGGATAGGACACATTTCCCTTAAAGTTCTATTCTCCTCAATATAAAGTTGATGTAATTCGTCTTTAGAAAATTTACACTCTTTTTTTTGCATAGCGTTACCTTATATTTTTGTACCGTCGGTGGCGACAAAATACGCCTCGAAAGATACGCCCAAAGCGGCGGCTATTTGCTCGAGGTCGGCGGTGGAAAAGTTATCTGTGTGCATTTTCTTGTTGAGAGTTTGCGGTGTTACACCCAACCGCCTTGCAAGTTCCGCCTCTGATATGTTGCCGCAATCTACAAGCAAGTGCTTAATTCGATTTGCAAATTTCATTTTTTAATCTCCCATTATAATGATAAAAATATTATAAGCTATCTTGCTTATAATGTCAATAGAAAATACTAAAATTTCAAAAATATTTTTATAAAATAGCAGCAAAATGGTTGACAACATCAGCCAAATAGATTATAATAAAGATACAATCAAGGTTGACAAGCGACCGAGATTGAATAAAAAGGCAAGCAAAAAGGAGGTAGAGTCCAAATGAATGTTGAGCAAATGGAGGCAAACGGAATGACGAATGCGCAACTAAACGCATTGCTTGAAACGATAGCAAGACGGATAGAAGCAGAAGCACAGAACGCCGCTGAAGCCGCTCAAATAGTCAGGGAAGCTAAGGCGGAAGGCTAAAAGGGAAGCCGCTCGGTTGAAAGTCCACTAAACCAAAACCGAACGGCGCCAAGAGGGCAGAGGGGTAACGCTTGCCGCCCCTCTGACACCCTCTGATTATACGACAGGCAGGTAAAAAAGTCAAATAAATTGGAGGATTTAAAAAATGGATTTAGGAATACGCACAGAGGAAGCAAAAGAGACGCATGTATTAGAGAAAACAGAAAATAACGCGGAGTTTTTATATTATTTTATCGCGGCGTTATTGCAGGAAATGCCTTACGAAGCAGGCGAAAAGTTGTTAGACATTGTAGAAAATTATTTGGCTCCCGTTACGGAGGTTAAAAGTGAAAGAGTTTTACGAGTAAATACTTTTGCTGTGTGAAAAATACGGCGTTACGTTATCGGAAAAATTACTGCCGTGCTGACTCTGACGTAGAGAGCTGCTTTGATATTCGACATACATTATCACCTTCTTTTAGAGAGTGTTATTTAATAAATTTTTAAAAATCGTATAAAGTATTCAATTTTTGATTCAATATAAAATTTTTGATAAAATTGCAAGAAAAAAATGTAAAAATTTTACTCTATCAGTTGGAATTTGACGAAATATATTGTATAATGTAAATACACCTCGATAGCTATTAAAGTGAATAAAGTATAAAAGGAGGAAAAATGGATTTTCTCTATTATTTTATTGCGGCATTGTTGGAAGACTTAGAGTACGAGGATGGAGAAAAGCTACTTGAGATTATTGAGAAATATCTCGATAATATTAAGTAAATCGTCAGTTTGCTGAGGAGTTAAATTTTTAAATTTTTCTAAAGATAAATTATGAGAGCGCATTCTTTCAGCTATAGCAGTGGGTAAGTCTGTCGAAATAAAATCGGCAGACTTATTTTTTATATGCGTATTAACAATATTTTCGTAAGCATTGGGGATTTCAGTCCTGCCTAATAGATAATCAACGGAAACGTCGAAATAGTCGGCAAGCTTGTTGAGTGTGGCTATATCGGGTTCGCGTTGCCCTAATTCGTAATTGCCGTAAGCAGATACAGTAATACCTAAATATTTAGCTATATCCGTTTGTGTTTGTTTCAGTGCTTTTCTTAATGGTTTCAAAGTTTTCATGATATTTCACCTTAAAACATTTTAACATAAAGTGCAAATAAATTCAACAAAATGGCTAAAAATAGTTGACAATAGACAAAATGTGTGATAAAATATGATTAAGTTAGACGAAATGGCTAACTAATATAAAAAGGCAGGTAAAGGAATGGACGAAGAAATGCAAGACAAGATGCTCGAACGGATAATCGAGTATCTGACCACAAAAGGTTGGACGGATAAGGAAATCATTGAGATGCTTACATATTTAGCAAAAACGTAAAAAGGTAAAAAGGTAAAAAAGAAAAGCCGTCCGACGGAAATGCAAAAAGCGTAGGACGGCGATAAGGGAAGAGGGGCGAACAACCTGCCTAAGCCCCTCCGTTCCTATTATTATAGAGCAGAGGCAGGAAAAAGTCAAGGAGGTATAATGAATTTTAAAGAACTGTTAAAGTCAAACGATATGACTTGTGCACGTTTAGCGCGAAAATTAGGTGTTTCGCGTTCGCTTGTAGGATTTTGGGCGTCAGGTAAGTGTAAGCCTAGTTTAACGCAAATTCCGAAATTAGCAGATATACTATCGGTCGGAATCGACGAGTTGGTAAATTATTTTTCAGGAAACGGAAGTTTGTAAAATAGAAATCAAAATCGTCTGTCACCGCTTTCGTACATGTTTGAGAGCCTAGTTATTTTATAAAACTCTTAAACAAGAGGGTATTTAAAATGGAAATCAAAATCGTTTGAGAGCCTTGTTATTTTGTAAAACCTCAAACATGTACGAAAGCGGTGACAGCGCGAAACATAAAGGCATATAAAGACATAAGCAGAGGTGCGACATGGTATATAAACCGCATAATTTTGAAGTCACTATGGTAACGGCGGACGGGACAATCTTTAAAGGCGAGGATTGGATGAAAGAGCCGCAGGTTTTTACATACGAAAAGAACAAGGAATTATGCGACGATTATGCGCGTAAAGTGGATCCTGCTTATAGAGCTAAAGAGCGCGCCGTCAAGCGTTTCGAGCGCATAGAAGAGCGCCGCCGCGAGCTTTTGGAGCAGCGTGAAAAAATCGATAGAGAGCTTATAAAGTTTTAGAGCCTTGTTATTTTGTAAAACTCTTATATAAAAAGGAGAATGGACATGAAGAAAATCGTAATACGGGAGGAAAAAGACGGAGTAAGTATAAGCGGAAACGTAAGCGGCAGTATGCCGGAATGTTTAGGCTTTTATGCCGACGCATACGCCGCGTTGGACAAGCTGATTAAGGATTTTATCAAGAAGACGGCGAAGCCCGGGAAATCGGATGAGGCTGAAACTTACTTTTTTGACGTGATAGAAAAGAACCGTAAAGAGGAGTGTTAGCATGTATATAGTAACGGTAATACGGGACGAGGGATTGAGACGGTACGGATATTCGGACAAGGAAACGGCGATCAGGCGAGCATATGAATTTGCAGAAGGAAGCTTTAAGGTGTTAGTAGATACGCTGTCGGGGTTTGTGAGAGACGCAAACGGGTTGAGCGCAAGGAGGGACAAACAGTGAAGAAATATGAATTAACAGATATTACGATAGAACAGTCAGGTGTGACGCTTTATCGTATACGAGCAGTAAGGGCAATAAAAGCATTAGGAATCAAGAAAGGCGACTTAGGCGGGTACGTCGAAAAAGGGGAAAATTTAAGTCAATCCGGTGCCGCGTGGATATCCGGCAACGCGAGTGTATCCGGTGACGCAGATATTATATGGTGCTCTAAAATCGGCTTAAGGCTTGATACTACAACAGCATTTATTGAAAAAGATGGGGGAGTAAAAATAGTATGCGGGTGTTTTTGCGGCATGCTTAATGAGTTTGAACGAAAGGTTGAAGAAACGCATGGTGATAATATCTACGGAAAAGAGTATAAGGCCTTTATAGAACTGATTAAAATTCATTTTGGCAAGGTTTAAGAGAAACGCGGATTATGCAGCCGGAAGGATAAAAGCCTATGGGTTGAAGGAGTTAGAGATATGTACGAGGTAGTATTGGAAACACAAAGAATAAAGGTAAAGGATTTCGACGCGGCAGCGGAATTATGCGCGGCATTGGACAAGCTCGGAGTGGAAGTGGAATATATGGACGAGGAAGAGGAAAGCGAAGAGGCGGTAGAAGAAAACAGCAATATGTATATGGGATACCGTATAAAAGTTTAAGAGCCTAGTTATTTTGTAAAATTCTTAAACAAAAAAGGAGAAAAAGATATGAAAACCACCACAGAAACGATTTATACTTGTGAAAAGTGCGGCAATATGTTTTTCTTTGAAGACGCATGCAGAGCGCACGAGCAAGAATGCGACGGGGTAGCGCGAGGAAGACGCTTAGCGAATGAACTGACGAGCGTATTGAAGCGAATTAAATTTGATGAAAACATGGACGTTCAAACGCCGGAGGGGAATAGCGCGCTCGAAGCGGTGTACGATAAAGAAACGCGGAAGATCGTCATAATAAGCTTTTAGGAAAGGAGCGGAAGCATGGGAAATTATTTTGAAGAATTAAATGCGGTAAACGTAAACGACAAAACGGAACAGAAGAACGGACTGACGTATTTAGCCTGGGCATACGCATGGGGAGAAGTAAAAAAGAGATACCCGGAGGCGAGCTATGTAATTTATGAGAACGCGCAAGGGTGGAATTATCATACGGACGGACGCACGTGCTGGGTGAAAACGGGGGTAAGCATAGAAGGCATCGAGCATATCGAGGAGCTGCCGGTCATGAATAACAGAAACCAGTCGATACCGTTAGAAAACGTGACGAGCTGCGACGTGAATAAGGCGATACAAAGAAGTCTGACCAAAGCGTGCGCTCGGCACGGGTTGGGATTATATATCTATGCGGGCGAGGATTTACCGGAAAACGAAAAAGAAGAGGAAGAAAATATCACGATTCCCGCGCAGAAAACGGCGGAGGAAAGATCGGTAGCAAGCGATGTGAGGATAGCGGAGAGCGGAAGGAAGCTGACGGTAAAACAGCATCAGCTGGCGAGCAAGTGTCCCAACGACAGGATAATAATGTTTATGAATGCAATACCTGCAAAGAGCTATGACGAGCTGACGGAGCAGCAATACAGCGATCTGATAGCAATGGTAAAGGCGTATAAGCCGGCTAAGGACTAAGCAATGGAAATAATCGACGGCAGAATTACGGACTATGACGAGCGCGGAGAAATGGTAATAAGGGCGCATTACGAAAATATCTCCGCGCTGGCGCGATGCAGATATAAGGAATGTCGGATAGTATTACAGGACAGTCGGAGAATAACGAACGAGCAGAGAAGAAGAGCATATGCGCTGCTGGAGGAAATAACGGAGTACATGGGAGAAATGCCGGAATATGTAAAAAGACTGTTTAAGCTGAAATACATACATGACGAGTTAAAGGGAATGGCAGAGGGGATATTCAGTTTATCCGACTGCGACGTGACGCTGGCGAGGGACTTTATAACATATCTGACGGACTTTATACTGGCGCATGAGATACCGACGCGGGTACCGCTGAGAGAGCTGTGCGAGGACGTGGGAAAATATGTATATTCCTGTCTTATGCACAAAAGGTGCGCGGTGTGCGGAAGAAAAGCCGAGTTGCATCACGTGGACGCGGTGGGCATGGGCAGAGACAGAACGGAAATAGAGCACGAGGGGATGAGAGCGCTGCCGCTATGCCGCGAGCACCATACGGAAGCGCATACGTCCGGCAAGAGCGAGTTTTTGGAAAAGTACCATTTACAGGCAGTTAAGCTGGATAAAGAGCTTTGCGGAAAGTGGCGACTTAAGGCAAAAAACAAAGAGGTGGAGCTGTAAGAAAAAACGCTATCCGATTGGACAGCGTAAATTATAAGATTTTTATTTTTGTCACGGCTTACTCATTGATATCGATAATAAATTGTTTCTTGCTATCGTTGGTTTCCGCGACGATTTTGCAATCTAAAATTTTAGCAATTTTTACGAGCTCATCAGCTCCGAAATTATCACGATATAGCTTATTACTCATAGATTGCGGTATTATACCGATAGCGTCAGCTAAATCCTTAACTGTTATATTTCGCTCAATCATTAACTGTTTTATAGTTTTTGCTCCAGCCATAATTAATCACCTCACAAAACTATCATAGCATATTTGATTATATTTTGTCAATTTATAATTAAAAAATAATCAAAAAATATTAAAAAACGCTTGACTATATAATCAAAATTGAGTATAATATAATCGTAAGGTTGAGAAAGACCTTGCGAAAATCTAAAAAGGCAGGTAAAGGAATATGGAAAAAGAGTTGCGGAGCGACGAGTTAGTCCGAATAATAAACGAACTTCGGGCTAGAAATTGGAGTGATACCGAGATACTTGAATTTCTATTAGTAATAGAAACGAGTTAATCGGAATGTGAGGCAGTAAAAAAGCCGCCCAACGGTAGTATGGAAGGACGGCGAAAAGGTACGAGGGGCAAACAACCTGCCTAAGCCCCTCGACCCTCTAATTATACGGCAGGCAGTTAAAAAAGTCAAATAAATTGGAGTATTTAAAAAATGGATTTATATTTGCTGTTGATAATGTTGTACGACATAATCGGAGAAGATAAAATTAAACCGCTTGTAGGGAAAGTGCAAAGTTTATTAAACGAGGAGGGACAGGCAAATGCTTAAAGAAAAAGCTGAAAATAACACGGAGTTTTTATATTATTTTATCGCGGCGTTATTGCAGGAAATGCCTTATGAAACCGGCGAAAAGTTGTTAGACATTGTAGAAAATTATTTGGATACGACGGATGAAAAGTTGTGCGGAGATAATCCGAGGGTTGCATAAAAATTGAGGAGGAATAAAAAATGTTAAATTGTGAGAAGGAAACGATAATACTTTTTAATGAAGAGGAAAGCGTTGTAAATATTTATACATACAACGCGCCGATGAAGCGCAAGCTGGCGAATTATGCCGCGGCATATCCGGAGCTTTGCAGGTTGGTCAGTAAAGACAAAACCGGAGTGGTTACTTATGACGTTGAAAAGTCCCGGCTGTCAGTAAATTTCAAACGTCCGATAACTGAAGAGGTCCGCAAAAACAGACGGGAAATAGGTAAAAGAAACATTCAACACTTAAACCGCAATTAAAATGCGATTTTGCACCTTACACACCGTTAAACTTGACGTGTTTCTCAAACATAAATATCTCAGCCGATAAAACAGTCGATTGAGACGTTACGTTTGAGAAAGACCGAGTAAATGCCTATAAAAAAATACAAAATTATAATGGAGAAATAATTATGGCTGAAAGAAGAATGTTTGCAGAAACAGTAGTCACTAGTGATGCCTTCCTTGATATGCCCTTATCGACACAGGCTCTATATTTCATGCTTGGTATGTACGCTGACGATGAGGGATTTGTGAACAGCCCGAAAAGTCTTGTACGACTAATAGGCGCATCGACAGATGACTTGGAAATCTTAATATTAAAAAATTTTATCATTCGTTATGAAAGTGGTGTAGTCTTTATCAAGCATTGTTTTCCCGCCAATGTTTGAGTAACTAATAGACTAGTTAAACGATTACAAAAATAGAGAGGTATAACAATGGACTATGCAATTATTCCTGCAAATGTAAGGTACGATAAATCAATAGCTATGGGGGCGAGATTGTTGTACGGCGAGATAGCCGCGCTTTGCGTCGAAAAAGGTTTTTGTTGTGCAACAAACAAATATTTTTCTACTCTGTATGAAGTTACTGAAAAAACTATAAAGGATTGGCTTTCTGCGTTAGTGCAAAATGGATATTTATACAGAGAAATTCAGTATGAAGCAGACGGGAAAACAGTGGCTAGAAGAATCTTAAGAATTGATCAGATTAACATTTCTGATTTTCCCGAGGTAGGAATCAAAACGTGCTCTCCTAGTGAAGAAATTGTTACATATAATAATATAGATAATATAAATATATTAAATAATAATATAAATAATAATAAAATAAATAAAAATAATATATCTATATCTAATATAGATAATATATCTAATAATTTAGATATATTTATACCTGATAATATAAATATATTAAATAATAATTTTATATCTAATATTGATAAAGATAAAGTATCAAAGGAAGAAATAGAAAATTACTTTAAATATATTTACGAACTATATCCTCGTAAGGTAAGTAAAGTGCAAGGCAAAAACACTTTTATTAAGAAATTGCAAGGTATTAGGAAAGAAGATGCCCGTAAAAAAGCCGCAGAGATTTATCAGCTTTTAGAAAGGTATAACGAAGCATGGAAAAGAGAGAATGACGGGGAAGGAAGAAAACTCGAATATATACCGTACTTTTCAACATGGCTTAATTCTAACGTAGAAGACAGCGATAAACAATGAAGATTGAACAATATTATGACATAACTCAAATACCTTATGAGAGAGTAAGTCAAGAACGCATATTAACAGGCTTTAACGATCTGGATTACTATACGAAAGGGTTAAGCGTAGGAGTAACGCTTTTAGTAGCCAATACAAACGCAGGTAAAAGTACGTTAGTCCAATGTATTTTAAAAAAAGCTATTGATCAAGGATATAGGGCTTGGGTATTTTCAGGAGAACATACGGCGCAAAGTTTTTTACAGCTTATGTATCATCAAAACAGCGAGAAAAAAGATTATGTTGCTATTCGTTATAAGGATACAAACATAATAGATTGGTATGTAACTGAAGAAAAAGAAAGGGAGCTAAAAGCAAAGTTTGCTGATAAAATCTTTATTTATTCTAATAAAGCAAAACGTGATATAGGTACTATGCTAGAAAGCATGATTGCGTGCTATAAAGAACGTGGGACAAGGTTTTTTTTAGTCGATAACATGATCTCGATAGATAATATCTCAAGCAATGTATTTGCTGAGCAAACGCGTATTACCGAGGCTATAAGAACGTTTGCGCTGAATTATAAAGTAATAGTATTACTAGTGGCTCATCAACGGAAAAATGCAGAAAAAGGCGGCTTTCTAATCGATATTCAAGATGTTGCTGGCTCCTTAAACATAAGCAATAAAGCTTACAACGTAATAGCTCAGTATAGAGTAGATATGTTGTCAACCGATGGCAAAGATTATGAGCGCTTAAAAGGACAGGTTGCGAAGTGCGGTTTTGATTTGAAACAATGCGACGGCGTTTTACAAGTATTAAAGACCAAAGGCAATGGTTGCGGTTTTGTTGGCATTAAGTATGACCGTGAAAAAAAGACATACTTGCAAGCTAATAAAATTTCCAAAACTGAAGCGGACAAGCTGTTTGCTAAATCTGAAAAGCTGTATAAAACGATTTTAGATTTAGAGCCTATAGAAGACGGTAATTTACCGTTTTAAAAATGGTGAACGATATGGAAGATATAGATAAATTACTTGCACAAATACATTCAGAAAGGATATCATGCCGGAAACGAGCTAGTTGTTTTAGAAATTTAAGTGGAAAAAACGTTTATACAATGTTTCGGATCTGGTGCGACGCATATTATAGCCGTGAAAAAGTGAAAGATGTTAAATTATTCGGAAAGTATCTGAAAGAAGAAGGTATTGAACTGACGTTTTGGCAACTAAAATATTTGGCGGAAAAATACTTTGGATATAAGTACAAATATGATGTTAAAACTGAGAAATGGACGATTGAAAAAACAGTAAATTAACTTTGATTTTATTTAAAGGAGAGGAGAGAAATGAATAAGAGTATAATAATAGGACGGATGACGAAGGACGCGGAGATATATACGACAAGCGGCGGGATAAGGCTGACGAGATTCAGCATTGCGGTAACGCGAGATTATGCAGATTCAAACGGGGACAAACAGACGGATTTTTTCAACTGCACAGCATGGCGCGGACTTGCCGAAGCGATAGTAAAGTACGTCAGGAAAGGCGATCGGATAGCGATAGTGGGCGAGCTTCAAAACCGCAGTTATGAGGATAAGGCAGGGGTTAAGCGCACTGTAACGGAAATATTGGTGCAGGAGGTAGAATTTTTGGGGAATAAACAGGTGTCGGAGGACAAGCCCGGAGAGACGGCGTACAAGCCGCAGAAGGAAGGAGTATCTCTCGATACTCTGAAACCTATATCGGTAGCTGACGACGATTTGCCGTTTTAAGGAGCAAATATGAAATGCGAGTGCGGAGAAAAGCTAGGGTATGCGGTAACGCCGTTTATGACGACGGAAAAGAGAGTATGCCCGGGATGTAAGAAAGCGCATTATATAGAGGACAAGCCTATAGACTGGGCAAGAGTATTCAAAGAGGGGCGAAGAAATGAACAAAAAGCAACAGATAGAAGAGATGACAAAAATAATCAATGAGTTATATTGGGTGTATGATACGGAGGAGAAAGATATAGCCGAAGCTCTTTATGCAGCAGGATACCGAAAGGGGGATGAGGTAAAGCGAGAAGCGATAAAAGAGTTTGCAAAAAGGCTGAAATCGGAAGCGGTTGAAAGTAGCGATATGTATACTTGCGGTATGGCAGTTACTGTAAGCGCTATTGAAAAACTTGTCAAGGAGTATTTGGGGATGAAGAAAAAAACGAGAGATATTTTAGAAAAATTTGCGCGCTATTACAGCGAAGTTGATCTGAAACGTCTTACAAATATCTTGAATAAAATCGCAAAGGGTACGGCGCTTGAGATATACGGGCTGATGACGGGTGAATTTGAGCCGTATATCGACGGAAGCATAGCAAAGGAAATCGTAGAGAGATTCGGAGTGGAGATTGAGAAATGAAGCTATGGCAATACATACTTTTTGCAGGGATATTTATAATCCCGATAGCGATAGCCTATGTCATAGCGCATTTTGACGACAGAGACTAAAGGGGGAGGCTATGACGTTTGAAGAGGCGAAAAGGCTGCTTATAGATTTGCGCGCGGCAAGGCGGCGTGCTAATGCAATAAAGAATCGTATCGCGGACCTTGAGGGCGACAGAGACAGCATACAATCTGCTCTGGCGGGCGGAATGCCGCATGGGAACGCGTTTTACTCCCGCGTCGAGAGTTTGGCTGTAAAGATAGAAACAGAGCGTGAAAAGCATATGGCGGCCTTGCAGGCGTATTTCGATATTGAAGATAAGCTGGCGGCGGCGGTGGGATTATTGGAGCCTGTCGAGCAGGATATAATCATCGGCTGCTATATGGACGGGAAGCCGGACTGGAAAGTTGCGGGAGATGTCGGGGAT